TCAGGCCCGCGTCGCCAGACTCATGCCGACTTACAGCGTGCCCGGCCTCATCGATCACTTCTAAGGAAACACCATGGACCCAGCAACAGGAATGCTCCTGGGCGGAGTCGCCGGAGACCTCTTAGGAGGTCTCTTCGGATCAAGCGCCCAGAAGAGAGCAAACCGCGTCAACATCATGTTGGCGCGGGAAAACCGAGACTTCATCAAGCAGATGAGCAACACCAGCTACCAACGAGCAGTCACCGACCTGCTCGGTGCTGGCCTAAACCCCATGCTCGCCTACTCGCAGGGAGGCGCAAGCACGCCGAACACTTCGGCAGCGAACGTCATCCCAGAGGACGCCATGGGACGCGCCATCAGCAGCGCCGGGATGAAAGCCCTGCAAGCCGCGACCATCAAGAAAGCCGTGGCCGACGCCGACACCGCCGGCGAGATCGCCGAACAGGAGGGGCTCAAAACCGACGCGATGAAGGTGGACATGATCCACACCGGTCAATACTACCAACGCCTCTGGGAACAGGGAGAAAAGCTCAAACAGGAACGCCTGACACAAACCGAGCAAGCAAAGCTCGCCAAGACCAACGCTGAAATCCGTGAAATCGAGAAACGGATTCTCGAACAGACGGAGGGCGCCCAGGTACAAAGCGCGATCGCACAAGCAAACCTCACCGAACGACAGGTCGGAATCGCCGACGTGCAAAAAATCCTAATGTCACTCGACATCCCAGAGAAAGAAGCCATCGCCAAATGGTTTGAAGCCGTGGGGGCCGGTTCCCCACTCGCAAAAGCCGTGATGGCGATCGGACAGTGGCTCAAAATGATCTTCGGAGGCAAGTGAGATGAACTACGAAAAAAACCGCGTGCGCGCTCGCACGTTCAACAACCAGCCCACCATGACTGACCAGTCACAGGCGGCCGACACCGACCTCAACATCATCGTCAGGAGGTTCGGTGTCACCGGGCAAATACCTCGAGGTGGGGAACCCATGTACGGAGACTTCTCCGAACTGCCCACAGACCTCCGGGGCATGATCGAGAAATCCAAGGAAGTCGAGTCCCTCCGGCGCAAACTCCCAAAGGAGCTCGCCGAACTCGACATCACTGAACTACTCACGTTGACACCAGAACAACTATCCGCCAAACTCACCAAGCCAACAACCACCGGAGACAAGCCATCAGAATCCCAAACTGGTACTACCGCCAGTTCATGAAACTGGCTGAGCCCTCAAGGGGGATATGCCTATGCGGGTGTACCCCCTTCTGGGAAGCGCACTGGGAACTCTTCGTGTACATCGTCTTCAAGAAGGACTTAACCGCATGAAAATCTACGCACTCCGCGACAGGCTGATCGACTACTACCTCCAGCCGTTCATCGCGCCCACCGAAAAACAGATGCTCGCCTCGCTCGCACAACTCGTCAACGGAGAGGAAAACCATGCCGTCGCCAAAGCTCCGCACCACTTCGAAGCCTGGGAACTCGCAGAGATCGACGAGGAAGGCAACGTCACACCGACCCGACGACTCGTCGCCGACGCCTCCAGCCTCCTTCGAGCAGGTATTCGGGAAACCACCGAGCGAAACAGTACGGAACCTGCTCGACAGATACGCAGCTATGGAGGCTCGGCTTGAGGCCATACAAGCCACGCCCGAACCATCCCTGGCGCTCTATCGCACCAAACGGAACCAGACCATCTCCCGCTACCGGAAGATGCTCAGAGACCTGCAGGACGCGATCAGCGCCGAAAGCCCCGGGGCCGAAATCTCGCACCACCGGGGCAATTACTGACAGGGCAGGCCCTGTCAGCTAGACCCTCTTAATCAAGTGGAAGAGGGTCTACACTAGGGGCGGGCAACCGCCCCTAGTCACTTACAGGAGCAAATACTGCCATGGCACGCAAGCACATCTCCGGGCGTGGTCACGCCCGCAAATTCCAGAAGCGCAGAAACAAGACTCGCGCAATCAACATGCCCATGCATGTGATGCGCGGCGGCTTCCGCCTCTAATGCCTTGCGCAAAACCCATCGAAGCATGGCAACACATCAGCGGCGGGGAGCTGCACTTTCAGCACCCCGCCGCCGGCGGACCTTTCAAGCAACTACAAGTGCCCTGCGGCTACTGCATCCTCTGCCGCCAGGAACAAGCCAGACAGTGGGCCGTGCGCATCACGCACGAAGCACAACGCCACGAACAAAGCTCGTTCATCACACTCACTTACGATGACGAGCACCTGCCGGAACACAACTCCTTAAGCACCGGCAGCAGAAACAAAGATAACTGGCAGCGGCCGGAAGACCGCTACCACCTACAGAAATTCTTCAAGCTGCTGCGGTATCACCTGGACAAGCCGATCCGCTACTACGCGGTAGGCGAGTATGGAGACAAGAGCCTGCGGCCCCACTACCACGCGTGCATCTTCGGACACGCGTTCGTCGAGGGGCGAGTCATCATCCGAGAAACACCAACGCTCCTGTGGACATCGCCCCTACTAGAGAAAATCTGGGGCCGCGGCATGGTGAGCGTCGGCGCGCTCACCTTCGAGACAGCACAGTACACCGCCAGCTACGTGACAAAGAAGCTGCGGCAGAAGCAGAAATACGTTCGCGTGGATGAAACCACCGGCGAACTGATCAACCTGGTACAACCCAGAGCCTACGTATCACTCCGGCCAGCCATCGGCGCCGAATGGCTCAAGGATCACGGCCCGGCCACCTACAACTGGGACCGGGTAGTAATCAATGGGCGCGCCCAAAAGCCGCCCAAGTACTACGACCGATGGCTAGAGAAAACCGACAAGATCAAATATTCAAACATCAAGCAAGACAGAATGGACAACGCAGAAAGAAAGACTCCAGAACAGAATCGCGCGCGCGCGCAAAATGCGCACGCACGCGTTAAGAGGAAGAGTCAGAGCGTGTGACGACGTGCGCCCAGGGGCGCTCGTCACACGCGGAATCAAGAATGGGTTACCCACCGGTTATTCACATGAGGACATGTGAATAACCCGTGGATAACCGGACCAAGAACGGACCGAACCACGAATGGAGCAAACCATGTACAGAAACAAAACAGCAAGACAGAAAAACTTCGCCGCCGTTCCTCGCGCGGATATCCCGCGGAGCGTATTTGCGATGCGTCAAACCCGCAAGCAGGCGTTTGACGCGAGCGAACTGATACCGATCTACTGCGAAGAAGTCCTCCCAGGAGACACCTGGGACCACAGCGAGTCGATCATGGCACGACTCGCAACACCGATTGCACCCGCAATCGACGACATCGACCTTGAGACGTTCTACTTCTTCGTACCCAACCGCATACTGTGGGCGGATTGGGAAGACTTCATCACGGGAGTCGACGACGAACTCGTCCTGCCGACTGTCAACCCGACCACACAGGCCGGTGCAAGCAAGGTGGAACTCGGCGGAGTGTTCGACCACTTCGGAATACTGCCTCAGACCCTCGCGGCAGTCCTGCCGCTCAACGTCCTGCCCATCTGGGGATATTTCACCATCTGGAACGAATGGTTCCGCGACCAGAACCTGCAGACGGAATGGACATGGGCAGACGACTGGGACGCCGAGGACTCGAACGAAATCCTCCAGGGCGCGACCGCATGGGATCAGATGTGCCTCAGAGCCAACAAGCGCCACGACTACTTCACCAGCAGCCTGCCGTGGCCGCAGAAAGGCGACGCGGTATCCATCGGACTCGCGGGCCAGCTGCCCATACAGACAGCAAGCAGCGACCTGATCACCGGCACCAGCAACGCGATGCGGTTCAACCTCACAAGCAGCGGCAAACCCGGAACGGACCGACTCCTCATGGTCGACGCCACAACCGGCGCGCTCCACCAAGACACCGTCGCGCCGACAGGACAAGGCGTAAGCCTCTACCCGAGCAACCTCTACGCAGACCTCGGCGACGCGACCGCAGTCACGATCAACGCACTGCGCCTCGCCTTCCAGACACAGAAGATCCTGGAACGCGACGCCAGAGGAGGAAGCCGGTATGTCGAGCAAATCCTTTCTCATTTTGGAATCCGAAGCCCAGACTATCGACTCCAGCGCCCTGAATATCTGGGAGGCAGCAAGATCGCAGTTACTGTCAACCCTATCGCTCAGACTGCAGCCTATGACGCGGAACCAGCGGATACAGCATCTCCTGTCGGCAATCTCGGCGCAGAGATGCATGCTTCGGGCCACAAAAGAACTTTCAGATATGCTGCAACGGAACATGGCTACATCATCGGACTGGCTGTCGTCCGAGCTACGCCAACTTACCAGCAGGGAACTCGCAGACATTGGCGTAGAAGCACCCGATTCGACTACTACTTCCCAGCCTTCGCCATGCTCGGCGAACAGGCAGTAGCCACGCAAGAAATCTACCAGCCCGCCAACAACACACCCACGAACGCAACGTGGGGTTATCAAGAGCGATGGGCGGAATACCGCTACACGCCCAACGAGATCACGGGCGTACTCAGATCAACCGCGGCACAGCCGCTTGACTGGTGGCACTACTCCGAAGAATTCGGGAGTGAACCCGCGCTAAACGCGGCCTTCATCACCGACAAAACCCAAGAAACGCTCGCTCGCTCGCTCGCGGTCGCACCCAACGCGCAGTGGAGCGCGCAGATCATCATGGACATTCTGCATCAGGCCCGCGTCGCCAGACTCATGCCGACTTACAGCGTGCCCGGCCTCATCGATCACTTCTAAGGAAACACCATGGACCCAGCAACAGGAATGCTCCTGGGCGGAGTCGCCGGAGACCTC